AGATATACCGGAAACATCTAAACTTTGTGCCGTTAAATTAGTAGTTGTAGTAACACCAAGTGTGGTAATACCACTAATACTTAAATTTCCACTTGCAACTATGTTACCACTCGTGACACCAAATCCTGAAATCGTGGGGTCTCCGCCAACTTGAAGTTGATATGTACCATCAATACTATTGGTTGCTATCCCAACGTTTGATGTAGTTGTAAGACCACTAGTTTCAACTACAAAACCATCTGTGGCAATAGAAATAATATTAGATCCACCAAAATTCTGTCCGGCAGAACCTTCAAATCCTCCGGGAGCAGTAATAATTCCCGTATTGCCATTGATTGTTATATTTCCAACGGTTAATATTCCCGTTACACTCGCATCGGCAGCGGTTAACTTAGTATCAACATTTAAATTATTTACAATTCTCGCACTTCCATTAACATCAAGTAACTTAGTCGGAGCGGTTGTACCCACTCCGACACGGCCAGAAGAATTGACTATAAAATTATCATTATCAACTTGAACTCCATTTCTAAAATTAAATGACTTTATATAATTTGCCATTATACTTTTTTAGTTATTTAGTCTTTCTTCTAAAGAGTCAACCTTATCACTGAGTTCCTTGATTGCCTCAATTAAGAGTGGAACAAGTTTCTCATATTGAACTGTAATATAATTATTATTTGATGGCGCAGGACGAACAACTTCTGGGAGAACTTTTTGAACTTTCTGTGCAGAAACACCCGCATAATCTATCTTAGTATCAAATCCCAATTCTTTTGCAGTATCATTAAAGTTATATGTAAATCCATCAATAGATTTAACTTTTGATAGTGCTTCGGTAATTGGAGAAATGTTAGTTTTTAATCTTTCATCAGATGCAAATGCAATAATATCTCTATGTACACTTAAATCATTACCATCAAATTTGAGATTAGGACTATTAGAGAGTTGTCCACTACTGTTAGTAAAAACGACACCTTGATCATTATTCAAATTCTCAATCGTTGCCTTATTTAATGTGGCACCATCATTAACATCAAGAGCACCAGTTACAGTGAGATTATCATTAGCAGTAACATCTCCAGTTATGTTAGCACCACCGGCAGATACTGTAAGACCACCAGTAGTTATCGTGGCACCATCGCTACTCACTGTAAGACCACCACTGGATACTGTTACGGCATTTGCAAATGTGGTGGCACCAGTTATGTTAGCACCACCGCTGGACACTGTTACGGTATTTCCAAATGTGGAACGACCATTTACATTTAAGTCTACACCAACAGAAAGCGTTGAACCGTCAAAAGTTAAATTACTATCATCTTCTAGTTCACCATCAGCGCCAGCGATTACTACGTGATTATCAGTTAAGTCTTCTACCTTAAATGTATTTGCTTGACCACCGGCATTGATATCAACTAGTCCATCAAAAGTTGATGCTGCCGAAACTTTTACATTGTCTAATTCAGTATGCCCATCAACATCCAGATCACCATTAGCATCAATATTATTAGCAAATGTGGCAATACCAGTAACATTTAAAGTTTCACTGATGTTAGTAATATCAAGTTCAGTTCTGCCATTAACATCTAAATCCCCACCAACATTTAAATCACCACCAATACCCACACCACCAATAACCGTAAGTGCTCCACTAGTTGTAGAACCAGATTCGACGTTACTTTTAATTCTTACCTTTGATTCTTTACCAAACCTAACATCTCCATTAAGATTAAGAGGTCCATCAAATTGTGATAGTGAAAATTTAGATTTTCCTCCTTCAACTACAATTCTATCTTTAACAGTTACTTCATCAAAGACAACACTTAATTTAGATGGGTCTTCTCCGGTAATTGTTGGAATTGGTGTATCAAAAGTGGTTTCTTCTCCGGTGAGTGATGACTTCTTCTGATTGCCGATATAGAAGTCTCCCTTATCGTTCATACCGGTATAAACAACGGCACCAGCTGCTTTTTCTTGTGCCTGTGCCAAGAACTCTTCTCTTTCACTTATAGTCTTGACTTGAACTTGAGGAAGTGCCGTAGAATAGTTACCTGGACCATAACCAAGATATTCGAATGTATGTCCAGAAGCACGAAGAATGGATGGACGGTTGAATTGAATTGGAATTGGTTTTATCTTTTCAACCAAGGAATATTGATCGTGACTTTCAGATCTTGTCCCAAGAACTCCACGAATAACTTTAAATGTTGCAGAAGTATCATTATCAGGATCGGCATTATCGGCGATTCTAATAATTTCTTCGTCTATCTTAATAAAAGATCCTATCTTGAATCTCTTACCAATATTTGTCTGTGAATTGAGTGTTTTTAAGACAATTTCAGTTGCACTTGCGGTAATTGATGCATTTAATTGTGATACTTCTCTATCAAAGATTGTGGTTCCACGAACACTAAGATTCTCATTAGATTTTCCAGATTCACCATCAGCAGCAGAAAGTCCGTGCTTTAAAATGTAAACAGTTCCAGAGATTGTATCGTCTCCAGTTACAGCTTTAAATTGCTTATAATTTACTTTTTCGGATACAATATAAGTACCGAGAATAGCATTATTACTATCATTCAACTGAAACTTATTACCTTTTACAAGTCCATGTGGATTATCATCATCTGTGGTGAAGGTAGTAACTTTATTAGATGTAGATACACTTGTTGGTTGTACAGATCTACCAACAATATAGGCATAGCTGTAGACATTTAAATTTGTATTATCATCGCTTGGTCTATGCACATCAAACGTATTTGAATCTTCAATTGATTTTAATCGATAATATCGATCATCATAAAGTGTAGATCCTCCAAGTTGAACAACTAAATTACTTCTATTTCCAGATAGTGCAGTTGTTGCTACATTAGATGTGGCAGACTCAAGTTTATCGCCACCAGCATCTACAATACTTAATAAATCTGTCTCGTCTAAGAAAACAGTATCATCTACATCAACGTATCCTGGATCTACAACATTTACAGTAACAGCATTTCCATCAACCGAAACATCTGCCAATCCTCCAGTCCAAGTGTTGATGTTTTGTTGTGCGTTTAAGATCTTTACATTTTCTCTTATGAAAGTTCCGCCAACTACATTATTTGGGGTCCCTTGAGGAGTAAAATTAAGAATACCAGAAAGTCCATGATTACCTTCAAGAGTTATTCGTGCTCCTGTACTATCGGTACTACTATCAATTTTAAGTCCAACACCAAATGCCTCTAAAAATTCATCCGTGGTTTCTCTAGTAAGTGATTTTTTGAGATCATTAGTAATAACTTTACCTAATGGTGATCTAAGTGCAAAGGACTTAGACGCTCTTGGAGAATCATTTGGATTATCTCTATCCAACTGTGGGTAGAGATTTATGACATTTTGACTATATTTGGAACCAGTAAAGTGATTTGGTACTGAATAATTTGCTTTTAGTGGATATGAATGAATAATAGAATCTAATTCATCGGCAACATAATTACTAATTACTTCACTTCTATAAATGTAGAAATTTGATTTTAAATCTGTTCTTTCAATTACAGGAACTGTTGACGCAGAACCAACATTTGTTTTATTAATATGAAAATCAGTTGTTGGATTGGAAAGGGTTCCGGTAACAGAATAAGTAAATGTTTTATTATCTACTACTGTAACTTCATAAGATCCATTAAAACCTTTGTCAATTTTACCATCAGTATTAGTGCTATTTCTAATGTTCTTGATTGTTACAAGTTCATTAGATCTTAAGTTGTGAGGTAGTTCCGTTTCAATCTTAACTGTTGTATTTGCACCATCCGCAGTAGCGGTACAACCACTAATAAATTTGGGATTTCTTTGGAAGAAAACATTACTTTCTTTAGTTGTTATTAATGGTTCTGAGGTTCCACTGTAGTTGAGAGCATCATCTGCAGAATCTCCTCTAGAAAATTCATTATCTCTTTCTACAGATGTAGACGAAGACTCTTGAATTATAAAACCATTTACAGGGTCTTTACCATTTTCTGTTTCTTTAGGAACAACAATTCTAAATTTAAAAATCTTATCATCAAGACTTCTAGGATCAGAAATTCTCTTAATGTATGATGGTTCTGTTGCTCCACCATCAAATATACTATCATCGGCAAAAGTATTTAAATGTGTCTTAATATCATTAGTAGTACCATGAACCTGAATGTACCATTGCGATCCACTCCAGTTAATTGGATGTCCTACATCTCCTGCTTTTTTATCAGATACTCTGCTTAAAATTCTTAAATTAGTTCCACCAGTTATATTTGTAATGGCAATTCCACTTTCGGCATCACTAACCGATGCCGCTAATTTAAATGTATTTGTTGAAGTTCCAAGAAGAATGACATAATAATATTGATTTTCTACAATTCCTTCTGGAAGATCGCCGTCATCACTAATCAGCAATATTTTTTCACCAGTTGCGAAATGGTGATTAGTTATACCATCCTTTAAAAGGAATTGTCCGTTTGAACTGGGACTGTTTACTCCCCATTCTTTTATATTAGTAATACCCTCAATACCACCACCTTCATGATCCATAAGGATATTGGCACTCTTTGTTACTAAATTATTTGGATTAGATGTAGATTCGGGAAGATTTACATAAAGTTTGTCCGATTTTCTAGCACCTATTCTAAATCCCTGTGTTATTTCTGGTGGTACAATAGATCGTGAATTAAATCCTTGTAAGAAAATTTTATCGTCGGCACCATTCTGAGTAGCGTCAACATCAATAGTCAACCAATCAATATCTTCTTCCTCTTCAGTGATTGCCTTTGGTGAAATAATATGTGTTAAATATGCCCTATCATCTTTTTCAAATGCATCTTTTCTAAATCCTTCTGATACTAATGCTAACTGACCAAAGTTGGAGTTAGAGTTAGTGATAGAGGCATCTCCACCACTATCAGCATAAAAATGTTTAGCATATCCAATCGCAAATACAGAAACAATTTGTAAGACAGCATTATTAGTAATCTTTACATGAGTGCTCTGCCAATCATTTCTGTAGATAGCATCAGAATCAAGATGATAAACTTTGTTACTGTTTGTCTCCGAAGATCCCTGAGCAAGATTTTTTCCTGTTTGTACTTCGTTTAATAAAATACCTTCGTAAGTTCTATTTGATTTATTATATTTTACAAAGGCTCTATCATCTTTTTGAAGTGAAACACCAGTGAACTGTGCCACAACCATTGATCGGAATCCTGATGCCTTGCTACCATCAGCGTGCAGTCCGTTCATACCCCATACAGAGCGCATGGAGATGTTAAAGATGTATGGAGATGCTCCAGAAACAGTATCTACTTCAATAACAACTTTTTCTCTACCAGTGATTGTTGGTATTTCATTCATATCTCCAGATATATCTGGAAGTGTATAAACGAACGTTCTATCATCAACTACACTAACAACTTTTGCTCCAATGTTAAATCTTGTCTCGGAAACATCATCAACTTTAATTGGTGTTCCAACATTTAAATTATGATTAGTCTTAGTTCTTACCGTAACTTTATTTGTTGGTTCACCGGCATTGGTTCCTGCCTGAATACTCTGAATAAAAATTGGATCACCGGCAAAAGCACCAACAATTTCCCATTCTGCTCTTTGCTTATCAAGACCAGAAGTAGGAAATTTATCATCAATTTCTCTATTTGATGCTTCACGATATGCCGTCGATACCTTGGCATAATACATATCAAGATCAGTCATGCCGGTATTGGCATGTTCATTCACACCATCCGCATATTCAAATACAGTTAGTTTGTGGTGTGAAAATCTTGGAGTTACTCTATTCGAAGAACTTAAAAAGTTTGTATTGTCTGTATATACTGTTCCTGATTCATCTCCATCAAAAATACTAAACTGCCAAAAATAACAAGTACCAGTAATTCTGAAAATAGAAGAATATGGTACAGAATCATCCGTAGGATTAGGAACGTATTTTGGTCTAATCTTAGTTTTTCTTAAATCATATCCAACAATAGAAGTTCCTCTAGGAACAATAACACCACCATGAATACTATTAAACTTATATAATAAATTATCTTCTTGTGTTAAATCAAAATTAGATTCTAAACTTAAGTTCAGAGTTCCTGAAACATCTACCTCATCACCATTAGGTTTCTTTAAAACAACACCATTGGTGTTGTCTATGGAAAATCCAGGTCTATTATCAATAATGTGTTCTCCAGGATGCAGGAGAATCGTTGTTTTTTCGATTAAATCATTATCTCGACCCTTCTGATATGAAAATCTTGCTGCCTCTAACAGTGCTCTTTGGACAGTTTTAAAGGGTTGTGTAGGAGAGTTACCCTGATTTAAAATACTATCAGTTGAATCTAAATCTGCCGGACTTACATATATGATGCGACCTTCAGCATTCTTCAGAAAGTTCTCTAACTTATTCAGAGGCATTGTATTACCGCTTCTATATTATTGC